CCAAAGGTGGTTAATATTTTTAAATTTACCAGACATAATAGGGGCAATCAAGGAAATAGGAGTTTTGAAGTTTACGTTGATCCGAAACAATGTGTTAGGGTTAAGGATTACGACCTTTCTATGATGTGGATGCCTAAAACCAGAGACGTTAAGAATCTCATAGACTTTTTTCCCTTAGAATTTAAGGAGACAGATAAAGATAGATTAGGGAGGATAGCCACTAGAAATCTTGAAGGAGATCTTGTGTGGGATGATGTCAAGGAATTATTTTTCACAAAATCTGCCACTAGCGGTTTAGGTTACCAATTTCCGGGTATTTTTTACATTTGGAAAGGAGCGAAGGAAGGAACATGCTTATCTCCTGTTATTACAGATGACAAGAGAGCTTGTATATCTGGTCTGCATATTGGTGGTTCTCTTAAATGTAGATCTGATGGTGGATTTATCGCTTTTGGAGTTACACCTACTCAGAGTGATTTATTGGAAACCAAATCTAAATTGGAAAAGTTTGCATCAGTTTTACCGATGAGTAATCCTGGCCAATTTGATATGCAGTGTATGGGTGTTGATACCCTTCAGAGAGCCATTAAAAGGAAATCTTGTTATTTGAGGATGGAAGATACTAATTCTGTTTTGTTCCTTGGATCATCATTTAATTGTAATAGGACTCCAAAATCAAAGGTTAGAGATTCTCCTATTAAGTTTAAGGTTATGGAATTATTTAACATTGAACAAACTTGGGGATCACCTAAATTTAAGGGAGTTGATGGTCATTCCCCTCATGAACCTTGGGAAATAAGTATGCGTAAATGGATAGTTGATAAACCAGGTGTTCCATTTGGACTGCTTAATAAATCTAAGATTGACTTTATGAATGGATTGGTACGTATTCTATATAAAGATAGAGAGTATTGGTCTAATGAGATAAGGCCTTTATCATGGGACGAAACTGTTAATGGGGTGCCAGGGAAGAGATTTATAGATTCTATGAACTTTAAGAGTTCTATTGGCTTCCCATTTAAAGGTAGTAAGAAATTATTTTCTGAGAATCTTGGAAAGATTGATGGATGGCAAGATAAGCGTATGTTACATCCAGAATTTATGGATGAAGCTAAAAGAATTGAAAGTCTTTATAGATCAGGTAAGAGATATTATCCCTGGTTTACTTCAACTCTTAAAGATGAGCCAACACTGTCGACTAAAGATAAAGTACGAGTTTTCCAAGCAACCACGACCCCATTTCAATTAGTTATGAGGAAATACACTTTAGGGATTTGTAGGTTTTTACAAATGAATCCCCTAGTATCTGAATGTGCTGTTGGTATAGATCCTTGCTCGAGTGAATGGGCTGAGATGCACAAGCACTTGAGTGGGGCTCAAACTCCATCTTACGATAGATGGTTTGCAATTGATTATAAAGCTTATGATACTTCAATTTCTAGCCAAATTATTTTAGCAAT